CCAGAAGCGCCAAAGGTCGAAGAGAAACAAACCGACACTGGTACGTTTGAGGCAGGCGCAAATGAGCCGCCTCCTGGCACGCGTCCTAACATGGAGCCTGGTCAAGCTGACAAGCTGAAGACGGCTAACAAGCGGTACGGTGAATATGCGCAGACGTACAAGAATGGCCAGGTACGCGATGTCTTGAAGACGACCGGTTTCAAGGATCAGTATTCCGTTCAGGATTCGGCTGTCGCGGGTCGCGCTGTAAAGCCTGGCGATACAGGACTCGAAACAGCGACGCGTTTCTTGAAAGCGGCAAAGAATGGCGAAGGCGCAGTCAGCGCGATGAAAGAGGCTGTGCTTAACAAGTTCCGTGATCTCGTAAAGCCTGACGGTACGATGGACGCCAGGAAATTCGCCACAGTGCGTAAAAGTTTTGATGGCGCAATACAGGCGATCGACAAGGTTTCGCCTGGTTTTGCGCAGTCATTGGAGAATCCGGCAAAAGCGGCTGAGTCTATGGCGGCGTTTTGCAAGAATAGAAAAGAGGCGCTCGATGCTCTGCAAAAAGAGGCGGCGTCCAAGTTCCTTGGCCTGCATGATCCTGTCGAGATCGAGAATGCTGTCGGCAAGCTCATCGACGGACAAAGCGTCACGCGCGTACGCGATGTCGTAAAAGACCTGCCTCCAGATGCAGTTGAAGGCATGCGCAAGGCGGCAGTCGATTGGATCCTGCGCGCTAAGACAAATGTTGCGCGTCCTGGCGTTGGCGAGACGCGCGCGCTGTCGTACGCAAAGCTTGATACGATGCTGAAGAACAAGCGTCCGATGCTTGAGGCGATATTTACGCCAGAGCAAATGTCAGTGCTAGATAACGTCAATCGCGATCTGATGCTGTCGGACAGATCTGTCCAGGCGACAAAAGATCGTACCAATACCTCTGGATCTGGTCGCGCTGCGGCTGATCATCTGAAGGCCGCTGGATCTGATATCGCAAACATGACCGTTGGCGGTATTCTCTATGCAAGCGTCGCAGAAGGATTCCATACGGGTGGATTGTTTGGCGCATTAAAGATCGGCGTACCGGCAGCCCTTGTAAAGCTGGGCATGAAGATGCGTGCAAGCGGCATGCAATCCGTCAATGACGTCGTCAAGCAGGCAATGCTCGATCCAGAGTTCGCGCGTGAATTGCTGAACAAGGTGCCGGTTAGAAACCAGGAAATTCCGCAAGGCTGGGCAGATAAAATCCAGAACGCAATACACCGGACAATCTATCGGTCGTACTTAAGCGGCGTTCCTGTTATGCAGGACGAACAGCGTAAAGCGCGCGCAACGGGTGGTAGAATCGGTCGTTCTGCAATGACGCCTGACCAGTTGATCACGGCGCTAGAGCGTACGCGTAAAGATCAGCAAAAAAGCACGGAAGTCATTCTTAGCAAGCCAGACGCAACGGTCGTTCGGGCTCTCGATATAGCAAGTCAACAACTCTGAGGCTGTCATGGCAACTACACAGAATATCGGACTAAACCTTCCTCCGTATAACAGCACGAACTGGAACACGCCTCTTAACAGTAACAGCTCGATCCTCGATGCCGTATTGGGATCGACTCTCAACGTCAATTTCTACGGCTACGATGCGGTACTATCTCCCTCGCAGCTCCAATACATGCGCTTTAATCTGACGGGTAACATTGGTGGCGGCAGCTATTACCTCGTTATACCAAACAACATTGGTGGTCGCTGGATCGTCTCAAACAACACAACGGCGTCAGGCGGCAATATCTACGTCCGAACAGCCAATTACTCGAATAAGCCGATCCTGGTTCCAACGGGCGGCTCTGACCTGCTTTTCTCCGACGGCAAGAATATCTACTCGGCCGTCTCTGGATCTGAAAATTTCTACCTGCCTTTAACTGGTGGCGAGATCACGGGCGGCCTGCAAGTAGACAAGGATATCGTCTGCAATGGGTCTGCTTCTGTCGCGGGTAACTTTAGCGTACCAAATGGCCTGACGATCCTTGATAACGTAAAGATCAACGGCCTCATCGACTTTTCTGGATCAGGCGGTTTGTCAGTTCAAACCCTTGGCGTTGGTACGGCTCCTGTCGGCACCGCTGTGATGGCCGTCTACGGCAATTCGCAGCATAACGGCGACATGAATATAACCAGCGGCAATATCAACCTGTCTCTGGGGAATCTGTCGGTTCAAAATAACCAGGCGGTCAACACGATTAACGGTCAGACCTCGTTCCCATCTGGGTCAGTCGTCAACCATGCAGTTGGCTCGACTGTAAACCTAAATGGCGGTACGGTCGTCAACGGTACGTCCTCGATCCGTTTTGTGCCGCCGATCAATGGCGCTGGCATGATCCGCAATGATGCTGCAAACCATATCGGATTTTATGCCGACAATAACCTTGCTGTCGGGGCGTACCTCGATGTCACCAACGGCAAGTTCCATGCGACCGGCGGCGTCAGCGTACCGGTTGATGGCGAGACCGTCGATCTCGGCGCTTTTATCGCAGAGCTGCGTGCAGAAATTTCGTCGTTAAAGGCAAAGCTGGCTGCCAGGCCAGATGTATAAGTCTGTGCTTTCTTTGGCGTCGTTAAATTGCAGCTTTCCGGCGACGTAGACCATGCCGCGCTGCTTATCTGGCGAGGCGTGGAAGTGATTAACAATCCTGTCGCACAGTGAGGTGTCATCCATATACCAGCCACAGATAAAATTGTCGGCTGCATTTACTTCGTGTTCGCGCATGTAAGCCTCAAAAAACATTGTAACAGCGTTTGAAAAATCCCTTAAAAAACAATAGCGCGTTTATCGACCTTGTAACAAGGAATCCGTTGATTTTACTGGTGTATGTGACTTCATTCGGCCGCACCAAACAGAGATTTGAGCCTCGTAAGTCATTGGATTTGCGAGGCTTTTTCTTGACCTTGTAACAATAGCCTAGCGCCTTGTAACAGCGTCTGTTCAGTTTGCGTTCTTTAGCTTGGCTGCGGCGTTATCTGCAAGACGCTCACGATCAGCCTTCTCTGTATAGCGTGACGCCATGCTATGACCTGTCCATCCAAAGACGGCGTTCAGCTCTGGAATAGTGGCTCCAGCATGTGCAAGGCGTGTTGCTGCGGCCTTCCTCAGACCATGTCCATTGCCGTCGATGCCAGCCTCTTTCGCTATGTTGTGAAACCATGTCCCGATAGCTTCTTTGCGCATTGGCTGACCGTTTCTGTGGCTGGCGATAAAAGCGAGATCACCCGTCTTGGATTGGGCAATAACGTCCAGTAGCGCCTGTGGGACGGGTAGGCTCACGACCGTGCCTGTCTTCTCTGTGGTGATCTTTAGCCTGCCATGCCGGATATGCTGCTTGCCTAGCTTTGCTACGTCGCCACGGCGCAATCCAGTGTTTAGGAATATCTCGAAGCACAGACGTTCGCGTGTGCCTATCGGCCAATGCTTCTGGAAGGCTGTTACGTCTTCCTCTGTCCACATACGGAATCCTTCCGTCTTAGGACGCTTTAGGTTCTTAACTCCGGCTGTGGGATCGCTTTCGACATGCTGTGCATCAACAGCCCATCTGAACAGACCTCTCATGGCGTCTAGGAAATTGTTTGCCTCGCTAGGCGTTGCCTTCTTTGCCTCGCGGGTATCGACGATGAGCTGACGGTCTACGTCGCCAAAGGATAGCTTTGGGTTGGCGGTCAGTATGCGATGGAAGATATTATCTCGCTGGCGGCGGGTAGAGTTGGATAATTCCAGCCAAGCGGTTGTCTCGCGGTATCTGTCCAACAACCATCTCAAAGATCCAGTAGGTTCTCGGATTGTCTTTTGCTCGGATCTGTGACCTTGCGCTGCCGCCTCGTAGTTTGACCAGAATTCGCGTGAGCCGTAGTCGCCTTTAATTCGGATCTGCTTGGCGGGACGCTTCCAGTAATACCAGAGCGTCTGTCCCTTCCAGCCTTTGCGTTTAATCAGATACGGAGGCCTGGGCTTTTCCATCAGAATAATGTCTTCGGTCGGGTTGCCTTTGGAGTGCTTACCGTAACATTCGTAGCTGGAACAAGTCGAATCGTTCCGTCCTTTGCTATCTCAACGGCCATAGGCGCACCTGTCTGCATGACCGCTCGGATAGCCCTAGCGACATCAGATTGCTTGAATGCGGCTGGCCCTTTAGACACGATGAGACCCCACAAACTTTTTTATAGGGGACGTATATTTGAACCATTCACCGTGAATTCTGAGCCGTTCAAATTTCTTGTGCAACTGCAACTCATCACGTTGCGTTCCTTCTATGGTCGCTACCAAAGTCAGAATTTTAGGGCTGCCTATTTGCAGAGTTGCCAGCCTTTTATTGACGTTTTTGCTAAAACCAATTTTAACCAGCTTTCCGTCACTAATAAAGTATATGTGGCCTCTTGTAGCGGTAGGATGGTATCCTGTTTCGCTTTCATGCTCTTGGTTCATACAATGCGCGGCATGAGCCTCATAAGCCTCTCTTACGTTTATCTTGATGTCATCAATCTCTGCCATAAGCTTCCGGCGTCTGTTTTCCTGAACCGTCCCAGAAAGCTTTAGCTCCGCTATCATTAGACGAGCCCTTTCTTGCGAAAGCTTTGCCCTAGACTGATATTTTTCCATATCCATAATCAGGTGCCTGTGATTAGCGGGGATTATTCAAACATTGCTCGCGGCGGCAGTGACGCCTTTTGTATGCGTGCTGTTTTGCGGCTGCTAGGAAAGCCCCTGGAGTGAATCTTCTGCTTCGGCGCTTCGATCCCCAGGTGCTTCATCTTTTGGCGCTTGGCTTTTGCGATCTTCGCCACGTCGCCCTGAGAGCCATGCGTTTTTGAGTGCGCACACTGGACATGCACGGGAGCGCGATTGCTGAGATCGTTTGTACCACCCAGCCCCAGCGGGATAATATGCTCGTCGATAAACGGTTCCCCTGCTTTGATCTTCATCCCGCATAGCGCACAAATCCCTTTGTGGACCTCAAACAGCTTTAACCTCTGCGTCGGCGTCAGCGGCTTGCGTTTTGTTGTGGTGACATCAGTCGTCAAGGCTGATCTCATGCTCTGCGCAAAATGCAACGATCATCTCTAGCAGCTCCGACATCTCTGCTTTGGTCAATGCACTAGTGGAGTGTCTGTTCCCGACAAAGACAATACCGCCATGTATTCCCGGTACAGACATATTGCCCCAGAGCGAGTTGACGAAAATGTCTTTCCAGGCGTGCTCGTCGAATTTATTGCCGCTCCATGTGACCTCTTTGGCGATCTTGCGCAGGTACGGCCAAAGCAAGTCGTTCTGATCGCGCGTGCGTCGGTTAGGGCGCTTAAACGCGACAGAGATTCCTGGAGTGGCCTTTTGGATCCACCCCAGGACTGTTTGCCTATTATCGTTCGTGATCTGAACCCAATTAGGCATGGCTCACCTCAAAATGGAATCTCATCCGAGAGCTGTTCAGACAACGGCGCATTGCTTTTTGCTTGCTGACCGTCTTTGCGTTTTAGCGCCAGTGAGAAAAACTTGGAGCCATCGGCCTTGCGTTCTTTCACCCAGGCATCGAGCCAGTATTCGACGCCTTCGACATTAATGTTGCCGGAAAACTCGGAAGACTTTTCAGACCGTCTTTTGGTGTTCCGCGACAGTATTCCGGTGTTCGTGTTGTCGTACGCCATTCTTATTTCTCCTTAGTTGTTCTGCCTTGGCTTTGTATTTTTCTCGCAGCGTGTCCTTGTCTTCCGTGTGCAAACGAAAGACCTCCTTCGAGTTGTAATCAAACCATTGCTTAAGCTCCTGTGTGTCCTTGGCCATGTCGAGCGCGAATTCCAGGATCAACAAGATTACTTTCGATGTCTCGCTATCAACCGGCTCGTTGGAGTCTCTGTCGTAGGGTGGTGGTGAGTGTTTCAAGTTCGCTGACAAATTTTGTTACCTCGTCTTCTAGGCGTTTCACGAAAGCATCGTCACGCGGTACGCGCTTCACCCACATGCGGCCTTCTGGTGGCATCTTCTCGCAGTACGATATGAAGTCGCACCATTTACGTTCTGGCATGCAGGCGAATTGCCAATGGATTTGTACGAGATATTCAGGCGGTACGGTCTCGGACAGCATGTATTCGACATGCGTCTTCAACTGCGGCGACTTGATCTCGATTAGTCCATCTGGCGGTACGAGGCCGTCAGGCGATGCGCCGGAGTGTGGGATCGTGGGATGATCCACGAATTCGATTTGCTCAACATCGACATCGTTCTCCAGGGCGTATGTCGTGCGCGCATATGGCTCTTGCCTGGTGCCATCAGCCATAAACTGATTGACGAAGAATGCAGTGGGCTCCTGCGTTATTTCTTCGATGGCCAGCTCATGCATCAGGTTGGCGCGCGACGCCTTGTATTTCCCCCTGGAGTCGAGATCGACGATTGCAAAGATGCGGCTGGCAGTCGCTTTACCGACTCGTCGCATCTTCCATTGCCTGTGTCCTTGTACAGCCATCACGCAGCCTGCTTCAGGTCGGCTTTGCGCTTGCTGAAATAGACGCGGACCTCTTTCTGGTGCTCTTCTGTCAGCCCGGCAATTGTTGCTGCGCTATTCTTGCCCCAATTCATCAGCTCGTTAGGGCAGTTAATGGCGTCGATCTCAAAGAAAAGGATCTCACGCATTGACTGAGACTCGTCCTCTGTCGCTGCGTCTACCGCTGGCTCTTTCTGCGTGACAGTAACAACAACATCACGGAAAGCGTCTGCTTCTTCTTCAGAGTAGATCTCGCCATGCAGACCAAGAAGCTTTAGCGTCACTCTGTCAACGGCTCGCTTCTCTGCCATTGAAAAGCAATATGCGTTCTTATTGTTCTTTGGGCTTGCCTCACCAAAAGACCAAACAGACTGATCACCCAAGTAACCCGTCACGCAAACAACCGCGACATCTTTCAGCGCGTCTGCCTGTATGATCACGGGAGGGTCAAATCTAATCCCTGCCTTAGCAGCCATTTGTTCAATGGCTCTGTGGTATGCCACTATCGTCCCGTGGCAATTCCAAACTGCCTCGCGTGGATTGTCGTGATACTTTTCCAATATTTTCAACAAACGCGGGTCGATATTGTTACGCGACATTTTTCTTCCTCCATTCCTTCATGTGCATTCGCATGCACGCTTTGCACGTCCTCCAACCATTGGCTCTTATGCGAGTATTTTCTGGTGAAAACTCATGCCCACGGCTGCAATGCGTTTTTTTGGAATTACGGTCCATTAACGGGCTGCGGCGTAAATTTTCACCGCGAGTCACTGGTTCTAAATGTGCCGGATTTATGCAGCGAGTATTCCTGCATAAATGATCCAGATCGTGATCTGGATTTACAGGACCGCATTCGAGTTGGTATCGAACACGGTGCGCTTTCTGCATACGACCTTCATAATAAATACTGCCGTATTTTCCCGCTGAAAGAGCACCTGTCCAATTGTGACAGCCAGTAAACGGGTCAACAACGAAGCGGCTATAAATACGCTCCTCTATTGTCCCGCGTGGATCAAGTTGACGTGCCATGACTATGCTTTCCTCTTCATGCGAATGATGTCGTCGAATTTATCTGGTACGGGCGGAGACGCCTCTGTCGGCGGCTCTGGGAAAACCAGACTCTTTTCTTTCTGCTTAAAGATGTCGAAGGCCTGGGAGTATCGAAGCTTAAGCGCCTCGTCCTGAACACGGTCAGGATGCAAGCAGACTAAGATCTTCTTGTACTCGTCGCGCGTCAGGGCATATGTATCGGTACGCCAATTGCGCTGCATTTCTTCGGCATAGTTTATCTTTTTACGCCATGCTGGGAGCATGTATGTTTCGACAAGCTCTTTTGCCTTTGCGCTGACAGCGTCGTTGAATTGCGCCTGCATTTCTCGGACCTGCTTACGCAAGGCAATGTCGAATTTATCGCGCCATGATTTCGGCAAGTCTTCTGGCTGGCATACAGCCTCGTCCTTTGCCTTCTCGATAGCGGCTTCGACAGCTTTCCTGGTGTTCTCTTCAGCAAGAAGCTTGTGACGGATGGAGTAAACGACATCGCTGGCGACGCTGGCTTTTACGCTCCCGTGCCGGTTGATAACGTCGCGGCCGTTCTTTGGAAGCGGTATGCCTTCTTCCCTGAACTGACGCAGCATTTCATTAGCGATGACATCTGCGCTACGCAGTTTCTCATCTGGTTTGACTGATTTGTCGGTCATGGTTGTGCTCCGGCGGGGAATGGGTGACGCGCAATACGTCACCCGTTAATGTTACTCAGCCGCTTGGGTTGGAGCACTCAGGGCATTAGATGCTTGCATAGCCGCAAAGATACGGCGACGTACAACCATATATG